GAACTACAACGCAAGTTAAGGAGTTTCGGCCCCTTAACCTGTTTTCTAACGCCTGCGAAGCTGCACTCGGGAAGACGGGTCCCACCCACAAGTGGGGGGGCCCGTCTTTGTGCAGACCTCGTACACTGGTCACCCAGTGTGCGTTTTTGAAAGTACGCCACCTTTCGAAGCTCGAGGTGACCACTCTAGTCACCTCGTGGGAAGCTGTACTGGCCGCCGCTGCTGCGGGCGGTCTCCTCTCCTTCCGGTGGGGCAATCGACTCGATAACAAGCGTAAGCTTGAACTCGGGAAGTTGTCCCTCTGGATGGTCAGGTCGACCGCGCACAGCGGCGTCGGCCACGTCGTCGCCTTCTTGAAGAAGGCGGCGTCCCAATTCCGTCTCTCGCTCGTCGAGCAGGTTCCGCTGGGGGAGGAAGCTCGCTTCCTCTCCCGACGGATACCCGGCTCGCTGAACGATAAGGCGTTCGACCAGCTCTCGTACATTGGGCGCTCGCTCCCTCCTGGGAACGACGCCGTCCTGGCGAAGAGCCTCGCGGCCCACAAGGCCGCGTTGTCGAGCACCTTCGAGACGGAACCCCTTATTCTCGATTACGCGCGCAACTACTCTAGAGCGTTTGCCAAGAGGAATCTGGGCGGCGAGGAGTGGGAAGACGTCAGTCTCCCGCTCTCGCCGTCCGCGACCAACTCGACGCCGCGCTCTAAAGGCGGCGCGCGCGAGGAGCTCAGGTCGAAGGCTCTGATAACCATGGCGAAAGCCGGTTATTCAGGCACCTTGACCCGGGCCCCCGGCGAGCCTGAGTCGTTCACGTTCCGCGGGACCCCCGGTATACCGGAGGACGTCACGCCGTTTTACGACCAGGCCGGCCGTTATTTCGAGTGTAGGGGGCCGCTCATAACGTCCTGTGCTTCCGAGCTCGTCTCGTCAGGCGTGCCGCACCATAAGGTGTGCGCCGTCCACGAGCGTGGTTGGAAGTGCAGGATCGTGTCCTCGCCGCCTGTCGCGGCCTCGATGGTGGGTCGGGTGCTGAATCGTAAATTGCTTACGACTCTCCGCCGGACCCCCCGGACCCGCGGGTTCCTCTTAGGGGAACGCCGGGAGGCCGTCTCGAGGGCCATGGCCCGATGGGCCCCGGGGATGGTGATCGTTTCGACCGACTTGACGTCGGCGACCGACCTCCTCCCCCGGGACCTCATCGAGGCGGTGGTTGAAGGACTTCTGAGCGGCTGGGAAGGCATCCCGGAGCTGTTCGCTCAGTCTCTGAAGCTCCTTACGGGGCCCCAGAGGCTGACTTACCCGGATGGCGAGGAGATCACGACACAACGTGGGATCTTGATGGGGCTTGGGCCAACCTGGCCCATCCTCTCAATAGTCCACTTGATGTGGTGTGACCTCGCCCTCCGACTGTCGACAAAGTTGACCCTCGAGGAGAGGCACAAGGTCCGGCCGTGTACCGCCATTGGCGGGGACGACCTGGTCGCTTGTTGGCCTCCCTCGATGGTCGCTTCCTATCGCGATGTCTTGCGACGTTGCGACGCGAAGTTGTCGGCAGGTAAGGCTTTCTTCGCGGGGAGCCGCGGGAACTTTACGGAGATGACCTTTGTCATGTCTCTGTGTCCCGGGCCCTCCGCCGATGGAGTGAGCGCGAAGCTCCGCTGGAC